CTTGGTGGATGAACTGCTGGCAGTCGTTCACAAGTACGACGAAACGATGGTGCTGCCCACGGCACTGGGCTGTCTTGATCTGGTTAAACAGCAACTGATTCAGGAACACATGGAGGAAGACGATGACTGACGAAGAAAAGAAAATAGTTGCCCGGTTTCTCAGGGAACTGAGGCCCGGAGCCGCTGTCGTTGACAAGTGGCGACCACGAACGATTGTCGAGTGGATTGACCATTTGCTTGAGGAGTTGGAACATGACTGACATCCATTCATGCAGTTACTACTGCGACCGACCGGAATGCACGAAGGCCCAGCGCGACGAGTTGCGGGCGAAGTATTCCGCACTGCTGGACGACTACGAGAAGATGGCAAACCAAGCCATTTTCAACAACGACTTCAAACACCGACTTGCCGAGGCCATCGAGAAGATGCCGTTCGGTGACACCGCTGCCAGCTTTGCAGCTTTTGTGAGGGAGTTCAAATGACGTTCAAAGAACAGATCAAACAACTACCCGAGGCCGAGAGGGCTAAGTTTTTCAGGGCATTGATCGAGGTGTCCGAGGCTGGGCGCAATGCTGGTGTGCTGCCAAAAGAATGGGGCGAGTTGTATGCGGACATCACAAAGAACGTAGACACAGGAGAGGGCAAATGAATGAACACGAAACCAACCTGCGGGACCTCGCCGCCATGTTCGCCATGTGCGGACTACTCTTGCGCGGAGGAGACGGAGCCGGGCTTACTGACGAGGCGTACGATATTGCAGACGATTTTATGGAGTCCCGTGATCGCCGCCCCGAGCAAGGCATTGCCGCAATCAAACCCAAGAGAAAATATGAGCGCAAATCAGCCGACTAAATTCGCATGGTCGTACTCGTCCATCAACCTGTACAAGCAGTGCCCGCACAAGTACTACCGTATCCGGGTCAAGAAGGACATCGTTGAGCCCGAGTCTGAGCAGATGCGCTACGGGACTGCCGTACACAAGGCAGCGGAGGACTTCATCAAGGACGGCACCCCCATACCTGCTCAGTTCTCGTTCATGCAGAAACCGCTGGACGTGCTCAAGGCCAAGCCGGGAGACAAGCTGTGCGAGTACAAGATGGGACTGACGAGGAACCTTACCCCTTGCGGCTTCTTTGACAAAGATGTTTGGTGTCGCGGCATCGCGGACCTCGTTGTTCTCCAAGAAGATCGGGCATGGGTCGTGGACTACAAGACGGGCAAGTCTGCCAAGTACGCTGACACCAAGCAGTTGGAGTTGATGTCGCTGGCTATCTTCAAGCACTTCCCCCAAGTCAAGAAGGTCAAGACCGGTCTATTGTTTGTAGTCGCCAACGATTTTGTGAAAGCTGACTTCAACCAACGCGATGAAGGCACAATGTGGAGGCCGTGGCTGGACGACACGAACCGGCTGGAGAAAGCCTACGAAACCGGCGTCTGGAACCCCCGACCCAACTTCAGTTGCAAGGGCTGGTGCCCGGTCAAAGATTGCCCGCATAATGGCAAAAGTTCATATTGATGGAGGTCAACATGCCCTACAAAAACAAGTCTGAGCGCAAGCTGCACGATGCCAACGCCATCGCCTACGAGAACCGCCCTGATCAGGTCAAGAAGCGCATGGAGCGCAACAAGGCCCGGTACAAGCTGATGAAAGAGGGCAAGGTATCCAAGGGTGACGGTAAGGATGTGGCCCACGTCAAAGCCGCCGACAAGGGCGGCACCATCAAGGACGGGGTGCGGGTGGAGTCCAAGTCTGCCAACCGCTCGTTCAAGCGGGACAGTAAGGGTAACCTCGTATCCGAGACCAGCAAAAAAGAACGTAAACGGGGTTGACACCCATGCTGGCAGTCGTAGAATGAATGCGTCATGAGGACGCCTGTGCGTAAGGTGCGAGTGGCGCAGGCGGGAGTTTCCGAGGGGTTCTCTACACAACCGCATCAGTCTGTGCACCCTAGCCCTTTCCTCGGGGTGTGAACAGGCCGAGTAGCTACCGTAAGTAGCGGCCTTCCTGAGCGTGAAAACTTCACCCTCGGGGTACAAGTCATTTGGAGTGAGAGTTGCAAATCATTGAAAACAAGGCGCTGCTGCTCCCCAAGGCCAAACAAATCGGCGATCACGAGGTGCTGGTCAAGTGGGGGCTGGAGGAAGCGCAGGTACTCAAGAACCTGAAGCTGAAGAACGTGCCGTCACCCATCGACTCGCAGTACCAGTGGTCAGGACTCTACAAACCGTTTGCCCATCAGAGGACGACAGCCTCGTTCCTCACCATGCACCGCAGGGCGTTCGTGTTCAACGAGCAGGGAACCGGCAAGACAAACAGCGTCATCTGGGCAGCGGACTACCTCATGAACATTGGGGCTATCCGTCGCGTGCTGGTGCTGTGCCCCCTGTCAATCATGTCCGCAGCTTGGGAGCAAGACCTGTTCAAGACTGCGATGCACCGCACGGTGGCTATCGCCCACAGCTACTCAAAGGACAAGCGCATCGCTGCTGTCCGCTCAGGCGCAGAGTTCGTCATCTGTAACTTCGACGGGCTGGAGATCATCAAGGACGAGATCAAGAACGGCGGGTTCGACCTGATCGTGATCGACGAAGCCAACGCATACAAGACCGTCACAACAAAACGCTGGAAGACCCTGAACTCCGTCATCACTCCAGACATGTGGGTGTGGATGATGACAGGTACCCCTGCATCGCAGTCCCCCACAGACGCATACGGCCTTGCCAAGATCATCAACCCGAGCGGGGTGCCTAAGTTCTTCGGAGCATTTCGTGATCAGGTCATGCACAAGATCACGCAGTTCAAGTGGGTGCCAAAGAAATCCTCCGAGCAGACGGTGCACGAGGTGCTGCAACCTGCGATCCGGTTCACCAAGGGGCAGTGCCTTGACCTGCCGGACATGACGTACACCACACGCGAGGTGCCGCTGACCCCGCAACAGCAGAAGTTCTATGACACGCTGAAGAAACACATGATGGCGACCGCTGCTGGAGAAGAGATAACAACTGTTAATGCAGCGGCTAACCTCAACAAGTTGCTTCAACTGTCGTCTGGAGCGGTTTACTCGGATACTGGTGAAGTGATTTCGTTCGATGCCAAGACCCGCATGAGCGCACTGCTGGAGGTGATCGAGGAAGCCAGCCACAAGGTCATCGTGTTCGCACCCTTCAGACATGCCATCGAGATCATCGCGGAAGAACTCAAGGCCAACGGCGTGTCGTGTGATGTGATCCACGGCGGTGTGCCTGTCAACAAACGCACAGAAGTGTTTGCCAAGTTCCAGAACGAGAAGGACCCGCATGTGTTGGTCATCCAGCCACAAGCTGCTGCGCACGGCGTGACGCTCCATGCAGCCAACGTGGTCGTGTGGTGGGGACCCATCACGTCAACAGAGACATACCTACAAGCCAACGCACGTGTGCATCGTGCAGGCCAACGCAATCCTTGTACGGTTGTGCACATTCAAGGCAGTCCGGTGGAGAAGAAAATCTACGCCATGCTGTCCGACAAAGTGGACATCCATACGAGGCTGATCGACCTCTACAAAAATTTGGACGAGGATACTTGACAAAGTGACTCTGTAAACTATACTGGAGGTATGAAGACGCGAATCCCACTCCCAACCCCAAAAGAACTGCATGCCCGGTTCACCTACAAAGATGGGTACCTGTACTGGAAGCACGACGCCCAATACGGCAAGATGAAAAAGGGTGATGTTGCCGGGTTCTTAGCCTCTGATGGGTATTGGAAAATTTGTGTGAACGGCAAGATGTTCATGGCGCACCGCCTAATCTGGCGCATGCACCACCCCAAGGGGCGGATGCCTTTCATACTTGACCACATTGACGGGGACCGGGGTAATAACCGACTCGCCAATCTGCGCATAGTGTCTGGAAGTGAGAACCAAAACAACCGGCACGAGCGCGAAAAACCAACCATGCGGCCAACAAACAAGCTGCATAAACTACTGTAAGGAGAGTGCATGAGCGAACCAACCGCCGAACAGTTGGCCAAGGTCTACGTGAAGATACGTGACCGACGCCGCGATCTTGAGAAGCAAGTTGCCCAACTGAAAGAACAGGAAGGCACCATCACCTCCGAGTTGCTTGAAATCTGCAAGCAGCAAGGAGCACAAACTATCCGTACCGAATTTGGTACGGTGTCTCGACGGACCACCAAAAATTACTGGACAAGTGATTGGGAGTCCTTTGCCAATTTCATCAAGGAGCACGACGCCTTTTCACTGTTGCACCAAAGAATCAACAACGCGAACATGGCGCAGTTTCTTGAAGAAAACCCGGACCTCCTTCCGCCCGGTCTCAATGCGGATGTCACCCAAACCATAGTTATCCTCAAAAAGTAAGGAGTATTTCATGAGCAACGAACTCGCAATGCTGGACACCGGCCTCCCCTCATACCTCAAGGAACTTGAACTCGACGACGTTACGAAATCGCTGATGGGCGGTGGCAGTGGCGGCATGAAGCGCATCTCCATCAAGGGCGGCGTCTGGCGCATGATGGTCAACGGCAAAGAGATTGCCAAGAACGAAGACCGTTCCATGAACGTCGTCATCGTCAACGCTGCACCCAAGGTGTCGCGCACCTTCTACCTCAAGCAATACTCCGAGGGTGGCGATGTCACTGCACCGGACTGCTGGTCTGCTGACGGCGACGTGCCGGATACCAAAGCCCAGAACCCGCAAGCCAAACGCTGTGTGGACTGCCCCCAGAACGTCAAAGGTTCGGGTCAAGGCGACAGCCGTGCTTGCCGCTACAGCCAGCGTCTTGCAGTCGTGCTGGCCAATGACATCAAGGGTGACGTGTTCCAACTGACGTTGCCAGCAGCTTCGATCTTCGGTGAGGGGGCACCCGGCAAGTGGCCCCTGCAAACCTACGCCAAGATGATCGGCAGCAAGGGTATCCCCATCTCTACAGTTGTTACTGAGATGCGCTTCGACACCGACAGCGCCACACCCAAGCTGACCTTCAAGCCCGTCAAGGTTCTGGAGAAAGCCGACGCACTGGCAGCTATCGAGCAGGGCAAGACTGACTCCGCTATCAAGGCCATCACGATGACTGTGGCAGAAGTTGACGGTGCCAAAGCTGCCAAGCTGGCCGCACCCGCTGCCGATCCGCTGGCTGACATGAAGGGCGAACCTGAAGCCAAGCCTGAGAAGGTGAAAGCCGAAGCCGTCGAAGAACCCGTGGTCCGCAGCGCCAAGAAGGACGAGCCGTCCGGCGATAAGAAAGACCTGTCCAAAGTGCTTGCCGAGTGGGATGACTAATGGCTAAAGGTTACTCCACCCTGACTGTTCAGGAAATACAGGAGGCCAACCCAACCCTGCTCGGTGTTAAGCTGGGCAGGATTTGCGTCAAGAAGGACATCCCTGTCTCTGACGTTGCGGAATACTTTGGCGTGAGCCGTGTAACGGTCTACGCTTGGTTTCGTGGCAAGACGGTGGTGTCCGGCAAGCATGCGGACAAGATGCAGCAGATGATTGCAAAGTTGGCTTGAGTTTAGGGGGGACTAGGGTAGCTCCCGAAGAGGCGGATGCCGTCACCGCCCTGTCCCAATCCCTTTTGACGGCGCACCGAAGGACGGCTGATGATAACGAGGAACAATTTCCTCGCAATGGTTTTGCCACCCCTCCAAACAGGGGAGCACTATTGCAGTTGGGGAAATAAAAAGACCATCGACAAGGATGGCAAACCAGATACAGACGTACGGCAACGGTTCGCTACGTCGATAGAAGAACTGAGTGCCCAAGCTGACGCACTGCAAGCCAGCGAATTCAATGCGTTCTACGCGATGGCCAAGTATGGCCCCAAGGAACAAGGGCGCTACGCAGTCAACGCGATTGCCCTGAAATCATTTTTCATTGATCTGGACTGTGGGCCAGACAAGCCGTACCCCACGCTGGAAGATGGGCTGGTAGCCCTCAAGGCGTTCTGCAAGGCAACCAACCTGCCTCGTCCCACGATCCTACGCTCCGGGCGCGGGGCACACGTGTACTGGATTCTTGAGCAACCGATGGGCCGCGACGAGTGGAAGCCCCACGCTGAACGCCTCAAGGAGTTGTGCACCGAGCACAAGTTTGAGATTGACTACGCTGTGCCAGCCGATGCAGCGCGAGTCCTGCGGGTTCCAGAAACAAACCACCTGAAGGACCCAACCAACCCGATCCCCGTCGAGGTGTTGCACTTGGCACCGCTGGTGCCGAACGCCAAGATGAAAGAACTTCTGGAGCCGACGCAGGACATCCTGTCCATGCTGGACCGGTCGGAGTTCAAACGCCAGCTTGACCCAATGACACTGGCCCTGATGGGAGCCAGCGAGTCCAAGTTCAAGACGATCTTCGTCAAGTCGATGGAAGGCACCGGCTGTGCACAGATTGCCCACATCTACAACAACCAAGAAACGCTGGAAGAACCCCTGTGGAGAGCCGGTCTGTCGATTGCCCAGCACTGCTCCGACCGCGACAAAGCCATCCACGTACTGTCTGATCAGCACCCCGAGTACAGCGCGGCGATCACTGACCGCAAGGCCAACGAGACCAAGGGTCCGTATACCTGCGAGACCTTCAAGAAACTCAACCCGTCCGTCTGTGAGGGATGCCCCCACAAATTTACTTCTCCGATCCAGTTGGGTCGTGAGTTCGTCGAAGCCACCGAGGAAGACAGTATCGTCACCGACGTGGAGGCTGAGACAAAAGAAGCCAAGACCTACGTCATCCCCAAGTTTCCGTTTCCATTTTTCCGTGGCAAGAACGGCGGTGTGTTTATACACACCAAGAACAAGGATGGCGAGGACATCGACGACATCGTGTACCCATACGACTTCTACGTCGTCAAACGTATGCAGGACCCCGATCAAGGGGAAACACTCTTGCTTCGGCTGCATCTGCCCAAAGATGGGGTTCGTGACTTCATCATGCCTTTGGCGCACGTGCTGTCCAAAGAGAAGTTTGTGAACAAGATCGCCGAGTACGGCATCACCGCGCTGGGCAAGAAACAGGATGTGCTTATGCAGTATGTAGCAAAGTGGGTGGAAGACCTGCAAATGACAGGCAAGGCCGAGAAGGCGCACAAGCAGTTCGGATGGCTGGAGGACGACTCCGGCATCATCGTGGGTGACCGGGAGATCAGGGCAACCGAGATCGTCTACAGCCCACCATCTGCACCGACACTGCCGCACGTGCCCCTCTTCCAAGCCAAGGGCGACTTCCACACATGGAAGGACATCATCAACGTGTATGGACGTGAAGGTATGGAGTACCGGGCCTTCGCTTTCTTCATGGCCTTTGGTGCGCCCCTGATGAAGTTCACTGCACTGGACGGCTTCCTCCTTAACCTCGTGAGCCGCGAGTCAGGCTCGGGCAAGACCACCATCCTGCAAGCCATCAACAGCGTATACGGCAGGCCCAAGGAATTATTGCTGTCGCCTAAAGACACATATAACAGCCGCATGCAACGTCTGGGCACCATGCAGAGTTTTGCCGTGACGATGGACGAGATCACCAACATGGCCCCGGACCAGATGTCCCAGCAGGTCTACGACGTGACCTCGGGACGTGGCAAGAACCGTATGCGCCAGCACGAGAACGCAGAGCGGGCCAACCACACCAAGTGGCAGACTGGCATGGTGACTTCATCCAACCGGTACGTGACCGACGCGCTGCTGTCCATCAAAGGGTTCCCGGATGGGGAACTCAAGCGGATCATGGAGATCAACGTCAAGCAGGACACCCGTGACGACGCCACATGGGCACGAAACCACTTCGGTCGGCTGATGAACAACTACGGCCATGCCATCGAGCCGTATGCACAGGCGCTGGTGGGGCAGCTTCCGATGGCGCAAAGCATCTTGACCCAAACACAAGAGCGCGTAGACGTAGCCGCTGGCATCCGTAACTCTGAGCGGTACTGGGCGCTGATGGTCTCCACTGCACTGGCTGGCGGTGCGATTGCTAGGCATCTTGGGCTGCACGACATCCCGATGCAGCCGGTCTTTGACTTCGGCGTCAACCTGATTAAAGAATCCCGCTCCCGTTCGCAGGAGTACATGTTCGACAACGACGAGTTCTTGGGCGGGTTCCTGCAACGCCACTTCCACGAGATTCTCGTCATCAACGGCAACAAGGATGCCCGCAACGGTCTGGAGCATGCGCCGATTCGTGAGCCACGCGGTGCGCTGACTGCCCGCTATGAGCCTGACACCAAGATGTTGTACGTAGTAGCACGGACCTTCCGCGACGATTGCGCCAAGGTGATGGCCAACTTTGAGGAAGTCATCATGCCCTACAAGAGAAACAAATCTCTGACCGATACCAAGAAGAAACGCATGACCGCTGGTACGGTTGCCAACACGCAGGCCCCGGTGAACGCCTTGTGCTTCGACACAACCAAACTGGATTTCTTTAAAGAAGACGTACTGCTGGATACCGATGCAGGTGATGGGACTGCCAGTACTGATTGAATGGGGGAAGTTCCAGCCGGGGGCTTCCTTCTTCATCCCGTGCCTCGACCGCAGGGATGCTCAACGGTTTATCACACGCGAAGCAGAACGAATGCGATTAAACGTCGTCTGTAAACAAGTTGTTGAGAACGGAGTGTATGGGTTGCGGGTGTGGCGAAAGCCGGATATACTGCCCCCGCACTCTCCCTCATCAACTCCTGTTGAGGTTTAAGCCCCGGCACTCCACCGGGGCTTTTCTTTTAGTCCTCTTCGTAGAACTTCTCGATGATCTCAGGACGCAGGTCTTTGTCGAACCGGACCCCGGCAACAGACTCTTTTACGGCGGCTTCCCGTGCCCGCATCGAACGCAGCAAAGTATCCCGAGTGATGGCCTTGGCCGGACGGGAAGCGTTGAACGACCCAATCTCATCCATCACCGCAGACATCAAGTCAGTGTCCCCAGCAGTTGCGGCCATGTTGTAGCGGTTCAGAATTTTCTGACGGCGTTGCAGGACTTCACGCTCGAACCCTTTGGCAGCTTGCGTCTTCTCGTACTGGCTGGACAGGTCCGCAGGGGAGAATCCGATCACTTGCATCAGGGAGTTGTAGGCCCCAATGTCTTCCATAATTGGATCGCCCTTGATGGTGGTAGCCCCTTCAGTCAGGTACCGGGCACCCTTCAAGAAGTTGCGGGCAAAGCTGGGGGCCACGGTCTCAATAGCCCGCTCGATGTTGCCGTCGCGGAACAACTCAGCAGCGCGGCCAGCGTTCACTGCAATCGAACCGGCAGGACCAAATGCCTGCTGCATGGCAGACAGGACGTAGCCGTGGTCGGCGATACCCCGTGGGTCATCACGGAAGATCAGGTCGGTTGCAATGCCTGCACGGTTGGCAATCTCAAGGTTCGTGACCCTTTTGAAGAAGCCCTTGAACATAGTCTCGCCGAAGATGTCGCGCAGGAACTCGTCGAAATCAAACGGCTCCTCGTCGTCACCGAACAGGCTGTTGAGCATGTTGGCCAGCACGGACACTGCTCCGTAGAACGGCATCCCCTTGATCCCGGTGAAAACGGTGGCCATGCCGTAGGTGGCAAGAAGTTGCCGCTGTGCAGCCGCACGAATCTGGGGGTCCTCGTTCTTGAACGCTTGGTGGAACGCACGGGCCATGACATAGGCACTGTTCCAGACGAACGACTTGAACGTAAAGAACATGCGACCCAGCGGAGTCTGCATCCACTTGGGACCCGTCACCGACAGACCGGAAGTGTGCGCATCCTTGACCGTGTTGAGGGCTTGCTGGATGGCCTTCTCTTCAGTCATGCCAGCTTGCTTGGCCAAGTCGTAGGCAGCGATGGCAGTCACTGCACGGTTGTACTTTTCAGCCGCAGCGAACGGGATCGACAGACCATCAAGGATGCGGGCCTTCAGGCCAACGAAGTCGTCAGTCGTCTGGCGGCGACCCTCCATCACTTCACGAGCCATCGTGTGCTCAAGCTGTGCGTGGTCTGTCAGGGTGTCATACAAGTTCTTGTATTTGCCCTTGCTCCAGTCATTCATGGCTGTCTTGCCAGCAGCCGACATGGCAGCGGAGGCGTTTGCCCAACCGTGACGACCCACCAGCATCGGCCAGACCATCATGGGCAGTGAGGAGATGTTGACCAACGCCGACGAGATATTGCCAGCGATGAACTCGAAATAACTCAGTGCCGTAGCCGTATGTACAAACGTGTTGAAGTTTGGGTTGTGGAAGAACGCGGATTGGTCCGTGATGTTCTGGGCAGCGGCTGTCAACGTGGGATCGTTAGCGGCTTGGGCTTCCTCCTGCACACCACGCAGTGCCCGGTCGATCTGGGGGACGTACTCAGAGTTAGACAGCTTGCGTGCCCAGCGCACCATGAGGTCGCTGTAGCCACGGACAATATCGCGCTCCATACCAGCCACGTTCTTCGACTTCATGAACTGCTTCATGAGTGATTCGGCAGGGAAGGTAGACAGGTACGCTTGGTAAATACCGTCGATCTGCTCTTGAGACGCACCTTGCTGACGCAGACCGTTGATGATCTGGTGCACAAAGTGTGTGGGCGGCAGGCTGTCACCCGAGAACCGCAAATCCTTGATGTTCTGGAAGGTGCGGTGCTCTTGCCCCTTGAGCATGGTGTCGATGAACTGCTGGCGCTCACGGATAGACTGGAACGCAGACACGGCACGCTCACCAGTTTGTGGGTCGGCATACTCCACCCAAAAGTCGCCTTGACGCAGGAAGGGGATGTAGCCAACCAGCGGCTTGCGGGCTTGGAAGGCCTCGTTCAGACGCGCTGTCAGAGACGGCGATACGCTGTCCGCTGCACGCTTGAGAATATCCATGTACTGGTTGAACGACGCATCGTAGTCAGTACGGATGGTCCGGTACACACCTTGCACGTCTTTGGGTAGCGCATTGAACTGAGTCTTCAGGCGCGAGTACTCGGCTTGCTGGGCAGCGTCAGGCTGGAAGTTAGGGTTCAGCAGGTCTACACCAGCGATACGAGCATCGACCGCAATGTCGTTCAGGCGCTTCATGGCTTGCGGGTTGGCCTTCTGCACCTTCACCATCTGCTTGTACTTGGTGTTGGCATCTTTGATCCGGCGCTCCTGCATACCGTTGCGCTTCTCCAGTGCATCCAGCAGGGTCTGGATGGAAGGCAGCTTGTCGCCGTACATGTTGCGCAGGTTGTCCAGACGCAGCACGCCAAACGCCATGCGCTTGAAGTCGTAGCCCTCAAGGTTGGAGTAGACGTTCTTGGCCTGCTCGGTAGCCTGCCGAGTCATGGCTGGCATAGCCTGACCGATCTGATGGATGGCCGGGAAGTTACCCATACCCAAGAACATCTTTTCAGAAGCGGTTGGCTTCACGTCACCACTAATATCTATGGCGCGTTCAACGAAGTTCAGGCCGGTATCAAACGCACTGGTCTTGGGGGCGAAGCCAAGGAACTCAGCAATCTTGCGCATGACGTGGCGGAACATGCTCTCGCTCTTGGGCGTCTTGATGTCCTTGAGGATGGCTTGGAAGCTGGGGTTGCCCACCAGTTCGGCTGCAAACTCTTGCAGGTCTTTTGCACCGTAGGCAGCGCCAAGGCGATCTTGGATCGTCACAAAGAACTTTTGGAAGTCCTTGGTCAGCGGATGGTTGGGGTTGGCCAACACGTTAGAGATCGCAGCGTGGATGACTTCGTGGATGAACGTATGTGCGTTCAGACCGTTGGTCGGGTCCAGTGTGATCGTGTTCGTGACGGGATCGTAGGAGCCAGCTTGCCCACCCTCGACCGGCCCCAGCACCAGCTTGGCGGACATGTTGAGAGAACGCAACTTGCGTAGGACCTGCTTGATGGCGGGGTCCTTGATCTGGTTCAGCAGGCTACGCAGCAAGCCGTTGACATCACCACTCTTGGCAAGGTTAGCATCGGCTTGATTGAATGGTGGGCCTTGGTAGACGGAGTTGAACAGCTTGCGACCCAGAGCCTTGGCAACCTTGCCTTCGTTGAGTGCGCCAGTCAGGCGCTCAAAAATCTCGTCCTCGGTGTACTCACGCTTAGCAGGTTTCTCTGCGGCAGGCTGCGCGGCCTTCTCCTTCTTGATCTGGTCCACACGTTGCTGGGCTTCCTGCGCAAACTGGTTGCGTGCCTGCTTGGTGAATTCGGACAAGAAGTTTGCGCGTTGCTCAGGATTGCCACGGCCAAGGACACTCAACACTTCATCGGGGTTCATGCCAGATTGAGCGATAGCATCCTTGATGGCCTGCATCTCCTGCTGGTTCTTGCGCTGCTGTGCAGGGTCGTTACCTTCTTGGCGTGCCACTTCTTGCAGACGGAAAAACTCGTTGATGAGTGAAGGCAGGCGCAGGGCGTTGTGCGCTTCGCTACCCACATAGGACTCAGAAGACACATCGGTATCTTCCAGACCAGCCTCACGGGCGGTCGAGCGCAACTGCTCAGTCAGCAGGTCGTTGGTGCGTTGATCCACATCTTGTACGAATGTGGCTTGCTCCTTGAGGGCAGTCTCGGTGCCAGCCTCGGCTTTGGCAAGGTCGGCTTTGGCCTTCTTGCCGAGTTCTACTGGCGCTTCTTTTTTGCCTTCAATGGTGTACACGGGACTACCGTCATCGGTCATCCACCGATCTGTAGTAACTTCCGGCTTTGTAGCAAGACGCGCATTTGGGTTTTTAACTACGTTATACCCGCGCTTTTTCAGAGCTTCGTAGATACGCGCCGCAGAAGCAGTAACAGTCGAATCCGAGGTGAATTGCAGCCCCAGTTTTTGAGCCTCTTCAATAGCAGATTCGTATGCTTGGGTTACAGCACCCGTGCCAGATACTCCACCGTTTTCCACGTACGTGGGGAACATGCGACCATCACGGATACCAAGAGTGATCGACCCGGACACGCCTTCCTTAACAGGAAACTCGCGGTACAACCCCGGCAGCTTATTGCCTTGGCTATCTTCTACCTGAGTAACCCCTTCATTTAGTGCACCGGGCTGCTGTCCTTCTCGTGCATCAACGTCTCCAACAACCTCTCTAGGAGAAACCATTCCGCTTGGCTCAGTTCCTTCAACGGCTCCGGGGGCGACAGTTCCGCTGGGTTCGCCAGCCACAGAAACGCCTGCTCCAGTTGTCGGTTCGACAGGTCTTGCAACATCAGCAACTCCTTGGAATTCGGGACGCTTGAGGAAAGCGTCGATCTTCTCCGCCGCACCAACTGCGGGTTTACCCGAAGCGTACGCCTCCAGCACCTGCTTAACTTCCGCAGCCTGTGCAGGATCAGTCAGGTCTTTGCCTGCAAGCGGGCCATCCGGGCGCAGGATACGTGCGGTCGGACCCACTCCGATCAACTTGCCAAACGCTTTGGGGTCGTCGATCTTGGTGATACCTTCAAGGGTAGGAACGGCGCGTACCTGAGGCTCTTCTGTCAAAGTTGTTGTAGGTTGAACCGACGTTCCTTTAACGCTACTTTCTATCGCTTTAACTGGTTTTGGCGCACGCTTACTGGCAAGCGTTTCCATCTCCTGCTGGGCTTGGGCGATGGTTTGGGCCAAGGGTGA